GGGCTAAGAATGAGTTAATGTCTAAAATAGTTGAGCCTAATAGAGAGGAGATGTTAGACATTTTAGATCCTATTTTTAAGTCTATTGGAGTTAAAAGCGAGGTTAGTTTTGAGACATTAGAAACACAACAAATAGAAGTTCCAACATCTGAACAAATGCAAGCGGATGTGAATGACAATTTGAAAAACTTGTCAGGCAGACAGATGCAGAATCTTGAGAGAATTGTAAGAAAGTTTAAGAAAGGACAACTAACAAGAAAGCAGGCGGAACTAACATTAAAGAGTGCATTTAATCTATCGGATGAAGAAGTTGATGCATGGCTAGATTCAACAGAAGAAGAGTTGACTAAGTTAAGTTTAAGACAAGTTAGCTTAGAAGAGATTATAGAAGTAGGCGAAAGTGTTGAAGATCTAATAGAGCAAGGATATGTAATTGCAGAGGTTGTAGATGTTGACTATGATCTTGAGGATGATAGAGATAAATATGTTCAAGAGTTAAGCGAAAAGGTACAGCTGGCATCAACAGGAACAGCTAGACCTAGCCAAGTAAGTGAGCAAGATGGCACTAAGGGAGATGTTCAGTTCAAAGTTAGATATCGTTATGAAGGCAATCCAACAGGCGAGAGAGAATTTTGTAGAAAGATGTTAGCAGCTAATAAGCTATATAGAAAAGAGGATATTATTCAAATGAGCTTTTCTAATGTTAATGTAGGATTTGGTCCGAGAGGCTCAAATAATTACAATATATTCTTGTATAAAGGCGGTCCGAACTGCAAGCATCATTGGGAAAGAGTTACATTCGTTAAGGAAGGTTTAGAAGGCGGTATAGACTTTAAAAGCCCTAAGGCTAAAACACTAACAGAAAGTCAAGCGGATCAAAGAGGCATGAATCCTCAGAATGATAAAAAAGTAGGACAAAATCCTTACGATATGCCGAACAGAGGCTACTTAATGAGTGAGCAAAAATCATCATGGGATAAACTAAAAGAATGGGCACATGGCAGTAAGTGAAGATTTAATAATTAGCATAGATAGTTTTAGGTTCTACACGAACGTAGAAGATACAGTAGATGCAGAATTAATAGAGCCTGCTATTATATTGGCACAAGATTCTAGTGAACAAATACTAGGAACTGCTTTAAAAGATAAGTTGGTAGCAGACTTTAATGCTGGGACTTTAACAGGTGTTTATTCAACTATTCATACTTTGCTAACAAAGTGGATTTGTTGGACTTCTTATAAAAAGCTACTTCCTAAGATTTACATAAGAGTATCAAATGGCAAACTAACAAAGGGTAGTTCCATTGATTCAGATACTATTGAAAGTACAGAATTGAGCGAACTATTAAGAAGTTGCGATGGAGACATAGCAGTATATGAGAATAAATTAAAGGCGTATTTATCGGATAATCAAAGTTCAATAACAGAATTTGATAGTACAGTAGAGTGGTATTACAAAAAGAATTTAGAAAGGGTAGATACATCACAAGGATTAACAAGTACTCCTAATAGGAGATATACAGATTTTTAAGATATGGCAGCAAGTACGATAACATATGCAAATAAAGTTCAGGTAGTTGATCCTGATGTTGATGTAACAGAAAAGTATAGAGCCGTAGATGCTAATGAAGTTAAGACGGTTGTAAATGCAAACGCTACATTATTAGATACCAACACAACAAACATTGCTACTAATACTAGTAATATTGCTACTAATACTAGTAATATTGCTACCAATACATCTAGCATTTCTACTAATACCTCTAATATTGCTACCAATACCTCTAATATTGCGACTAACACATCTAATATTGCTACCAATACTTCTGATATAGCAAACAAAGTTGAGTTAGGTGGAGATATTGGTGGAACTATTACAACACCTACAATAAACGACGAGGCTATTACTAACGCTAAATTGGCTAATATACCAACCAACAGAATTAAAGGTAGAGCATCTGCTGGAAATGGTGTAGTAGAGGATTTGACTGTTCCTCAAACTAAGGCTATGTTATCTTTAGACCAAGTAGATAACACAGCCGATTTAGAAAAGCCTATAAGTACGGATACTCAAACAGCCTTAAATACTAAGTTAAATTTATCAGGAGGCACAATGACAGGTGCTATTCTAGGAGATCAAAGTATAAGAGCTTATAGAGCTGTAGGAACTACTATAACAACATCTAATGCATTGGGTGATGCTTGTGCTACACCAAATACATTTTATCAAGTAGATAGCTCTGCTGCTGGTATTACGATAACAGTAGGCGATACAGATGCTAGTGCAGCAACGATAGGATATGAATGGGAATTTTTCCAAACAAATGCTACTAATGGTGTTTCATTTGCCGTTTCAGGATCACAAATTATTAAAAGTGAAGATAGCTATTTAACTAGAGCGACTGTTGGGGGACTTCTTTTAAAGTACGTTGCTACAAATACTTGGATATTAATAGGAGCGACTTCATAAAATGATAGGAACTAAACTAGGCATATATTCTCAGCAGAATCAAGCTACGGTATCTTTATTGTTAGATACTTATCCCGCTACTGCTGCTTATTCGTTAAGAAAAATAAGAACAGCTTATTCAGGTTCAGCCATTAGAGTTAGACGAAGTTTAGATAATGCAGAGCAAGATATTGGGTTTGATGGTAGTAATAATTTAGATACATCCTCTTTGCTTTCTTTTGTAGGTGCTAATAATGGATTTGTAACCACTTGGTATGATCAACAAGGATCTGATAATGCTACAAATGTTACAGCAGCACAGCAGCCTCAGATTGTTTCTTCAGGCTCTGTAATATATGAAGGATCATTGCCTACATTAGATTTTGCAGGAGCGCAACAACTTATAAAATCATCTACCGCATTAAGCGATGTTAGTTTATTTACTGTAATGACATCTAATAATGCTAGTTCAGAGATGACGGCTATAAATTTACAAGACGGCACAAATACTTGCTTTTTACACCTTAATAGGTCTACTAACAATTCATTGGTTTATGGATCATATAATGGAACGGCAGTTAGTCAAGAAGGCGGGAATATATCAGGGCAATTATTAGCATCAGGGTTTTCAATATCTAATGCTTCAGCAAACTTGTTTATTGATGGCGTAGATGTTAATCAAGCTTATTTAGGTAGAAGTAATTTTGGTAACTCAACAATAGGCTCAAGAAGTGGATCTTTTTGGTTGACAGGTAATGTTAGCGAATTTATTTATTACAATTCAAGTCAATCAGCAAATAGAACTGCAATAGAGGCTAATATAAATTCTTATTATTCAATTTACCCATAATGTATTATAAAGGAACAGAACAAGAATGCATTGGTTACAATACAACAGTAACAGCAGGAGAGAATTATAACGGAACAACAACGCATTGGGCAAGCCCAATTCACTCCGAAGGTAATTGGTATATATCAAAGCATGAAAGTTATAGCTCATCTATGGAGTTGGTTTCTGAATTGCCATTAACAAATGAAATTTCATGAATCACTTAGTTGACTTTTGGGAATTAATAACAGGGGTTGGAGTAGCCATCGGAACGGTTATTACTGCATGGATGAATATGCGAATAAATATATCTAGCTTAAAGCAAGATATGATGTATTTAGCAAAGGAATTAGAGGCAGAGAAAATAGGGAGTAAAGAATCTATAATGGCATTAACTGCTAAAATTGATACACTAATAGAAACGATAAACGAATTAAAAACAGATCTAGCAACTCAAAGAGCAAAGTATGAAAACAGTAGTAGTAATTAGGGACATAGGAGACGAGAAACAGCAGTTAGGAGTTTGTTATGTGATTGATGGAAAGAAAGTAATATTTAAATGCGAAAGCATTGAGAGGGGATGGATGGATAACAAGAGAAACGTATCTTGTGTGCCTGCTGAGATGTACCCATTAAAGAAAGAATACAGCCCTAGATTTAAGAAAGAACTATGGGAGCTAAAAGATGTAGAGGGTAGAAGTGAGTGTAAGTTTCATGCAGCTAACTACGCAAGACAGTTAAATGGGTGTATAGCTTTAGGAGAAACAAGAGCGGACATAGATAAAGACGGTTATTATGATGTAACCAATTCAAGAGAGACAATGAGAAAGTTTCACAAAGCTATGGGAAATGACAAAGACGCTGTAATTATTATAGAAGATTTAATTAAATTTGATGAATATGAAAAAGAAATTTGAAGATACAAAGGTTGGCAAACTATTAAAGCCTGTTGCAAGGATAGCTAGAAGAGTTATGTTAGGTGCTTCAGGTGGAACATTGAAGCCGTTATTGGGTGCTGCTGTTGGATTGACAGAGGGCATAAAATCCGAGATCATAAACAACGTAAACTCAAAAGATGGTGGAGAAGGTCAAGTAGATTGGGTAAGAATTATAGCGATGGTTGGAACTTTGGTTTTAATGGGCTTACTTGTATTTGGTAAGATAGATATTAGTACTTTTGAATCATTGGTAGAGCATTTGCAAGACTTTTAAGAATCTCTTTTCTTCATAGTTGCTTTGTTTGTTTGGGGAGGGGTTGCAATCGCAGCCCTTCTTTTTTTTGCAAAATTTTGGTAGTTTAAAATATAGTTCTATATTTGATGAAACAAAACAAGTAATCACTTAAATTAAGTCACTATGAAAACTTTAGAAAATATCGGAGACACATTTTTAAAACAATCAATTATAACTACCATCATTAAGTTAGCTGAAAAAATAAGAGGGAGAGAATCTGTATCAAATCTAATCCAATACAGATACAAGGAGTTAATGAATCATAGCTATGAAGAATTAGAAGAAATTAGAGATAGTCATTTAAAAGTATATAACAATCAATCAATTTGATAATTAACCACAAACTAAAAACAATAAAGCTATGATAACAAGAATTGAAACTAGCAAACTGAAAAAGATTTTAGATCACGCTGAACAGAACGCTAATTTTGAAGTAGAAGTATCTGAAATGGATCGTGGACAGTATTCAGGATCACTAGATGAGACATTAAACTTCAATGGTGAGAAGATTGTATTGTATTGCGACTACGATGTTGAAGGAACATGGACCCAAGCATATATTAGCACTTTTGAGTATTCTCGCCCTTCTGAATGGGTATTTTCACGAGAGGGTATTTATTGCGCTGTACTTTTTATAGATGATGTTGAGATAGACTTATATCCAGATCAGCAATTAATGCTAGATAATTTTCTTTCTAAGAAGTGTTATTCGGAGTATTCATATTAAATGAATGAACGCTAAAGCAAAACCATGCAAGGGTACTTCAACCGTTTCTGTAAAAGGATGCGGAAAGAGTACCCTTTTTCGTAAGTATGGTTTATGTCAGTCCTGTTTAAGAGATTGGTATCTAAACACAGAGGACGGTCAAGAAAAACTAAATAAAGCCACTTTAAAAGTCACACAAGAACGCAGAGAGCTTGAACAGGTAGAACGTAGGGAAAAAGAATATAGATCATTAGAGAGCCTTAAACGCAATGTTGCCAACGTAGTGCATAAGTACATAAGATTAAGAGATGAGGGTAAGCCATGTATTTCTTGCGGATCTGATTGGCGGTTTAATTTTCAAGCTGGGCATCTTTACAAAGCCGAGCTTTACTCTAGTTTAAAATACCATGAGGATAATATACATGGTCAATGTCAAGGATGTAACCTATATCGAGATGGCAACGAGAGTAAATACCATGAGAACCTACCTAACAGAATAGGCAAGATGAAATACTTACGTTTGACGGAACTAGCCGCAAAGGATAAGCATATGAATTTCAAATGGGATAGGAAAGAACTAAACAACATGCGAGAATATTACAAGGAGAAAATAAAAAATTTGCAAAATTCAAAAACTTGATATACCTTAGTGGAAATTTAAAAACAAAGAACAATGGAAAGAGAAAAGTTAGCAGAAATTTACAAGAAGTACGGACTAGAAAAAGAGGACGTATTTAAACACCAACACTACACTATCATTACTCGATCAGGTATTGAGAAGATAGCAGCCATTGAGCAGATTACTATCGAATACGAAGTAATAAGATGCGAACCTAACTATGTTGTAATAAAGGCTAAGACCAAACAGCTAGAAACTTTTGGGAGTGCTTTAAAAGGTGCTGATTATAAAAGCGGAAACACTACAACATGGTATGTTGCAGAGATGGCAGAGAAGCGTGCAATGAGTAGAGCTGTTTTAAAGACAGCAGGACTTTATGAGCATGGATTCTTTGGAGAAGATGAATCAGAATCTTTTAAGCGTGGATAATCTAATTATCAACTCTGATGACTTATTGAAGCTACCTGCGAATAGTGGGTATGCTTCATATCTCCTTAATCTTCTATCTACTTGCACTTTACCTTATTATGAAGTAAGGGAGATTGAAGGACAGGTATTAGATGGAGAAATTCGAATGGATGAATTAGATGGATTAATAATCTATTTAAAGGATGCGCAAGTTGATCCGATTGATGCTGGACATCCGTATGGCATGAAACAAATTCATGACAAATTAAGAAGAATGAATGGAGAGTTATTATGACACTTGAAGAAGCAGTAAACAAAACATTTGAGATTATAAGCCATTACGAAAGTGGTGCTTATATCGATTTAGAACACTTGCGTAGAATGATGAGAGGTTTAAGCGGATGCCATGCGATACTAACAAAGGAGAACATAGAGGCTTATAATAGACATAACGCAATTATGTATAACTTTGACGGATCAGCAGCAAGAGCCAAGATAGAAGCAGACAAAGAAGTACCTGAATTAAGAATGACAAGAAAACTAATAGATACTATTGGAAAGGCTCACGATTCAATAAGATCTGAAATATCAATCATAAAACAAGAACAATGATACCCAATGAAATAGCAATACTATGTGTATTAGCTTTATTAATACTATGGCTTTCAATAGATAGAATAAGAGAAATACTAAAAAAATGAAAATAAATCCTAAAGACTTACCAGATGGTTATGATTTTGCAGCAGGATGTATTATCGGAATATCTATATTGATAGTATTCTGTTTGCTTTGCGCTATGTTAGTAATAGCGTTGTATAATTTGTATGCAATGATTTAATTATCTTTGAGTTATGGCAGGACAATACAAATACAGAAAAGAGGTTTATGAGTATATTAAAGTCCGTTGCGAAACTTGCAACAATAATACTCAGATAGCAAAAGAAATAAGAGAGGTTTTTCGAAATGATGAAATAGTACAAAATGCTTCCGATCATGCGTTAAGACATCTAGTAAATAAAAAAAGATTAAAGGATAGGCGTGAAATTAAACGCTTATTTTTTGATATAGAAACTAGTCCATTATTTGGATGGTTTTGGAGGACAGGAAAACAATGGGTTAATTATTCACAGATAATTGAAGATAAGAAAATTATTTGCATATCTTATAAGTGGCAAGGATCAGACGAAGTGAAAACTTTGCAATGGTCTAATAAAACCCATTCAGATAAAAAAATAATAAAGGACTTTATTAAGATACTTGGAGAGGCTGACGAAATAATAGCACATAACGGAGATAGATACGATATAAAAGAAATTCGCACCAGAGCGATTCAAGAAGGGTTATTGATGTTCCCTAAGTATCGTACCTTAGATACGCTTAAAAAGGCTCGTAAGTACTTTAATTTCCATTCTAATAAGCTAGACTATCTGGGAGAAGTTTTAAAGGTTGGACGTAAGATAGAACACGAAGGAATCGACTTATGGTTAAAAGTTTGTAAAAACGACTCCAAAGCCTTGTCGAATATGATTCAATATTGCGAGCAAGATGTAATTTTATTAGAAGATGTATTCCATGTTTTATCACCGTACATAGACCATAATACAAATCATGCAGTACAGATGGGTGGTAAAAAGTATGATTGTCCTGAGTGCGGATCAAAGAAAGTAAGTCTATGCCATACGGATACAACACCGATGGGATATATTAAAAGGCATATGAAGTGTCACGATTGTAAGAAACAGTATCACATAAGCAATAAATCATACCTTTCATTTTTAAGTAAATAACTATGATACAAGACATAAAAGACGTAGAAATCAAAACGAAATTAATTGGAAATCGATTACACATTACTGGGCTGTTTAGTGGCAATTTAGTAGTAGAGGATGTGGATAATAAAAGCTCACATGAATATTTAGTAAACTTAGCTTTTATGCTTAGACAAGCTAGTTCGCAAGTATTAAGAGAAGCCGACAAATATGAAGGGCAAGAATGGGAATTTTAAATTTATAGCATACAAAACAATCAACTATATTCGATGAAAATAACAATAGTAACAGCAGTACATGGTAGAGATTACCTATGGGGTTACTTTAACCAATCCATAAGATACACTATTGATAAGTTTGAATCTTTAGGATACGACGTTGATCGAGTTGCAGCAGTAACATCTGACAAAGAGCAAGAGTATTTTTACAACGCAGGATGGACTACTATTCAATGTTCTAATGAATGGTTAGGTACTAAATGGAACAACGCAATAGAATACGCTTGGGAAGATGGATGCGATTATATTTTTATCATAGGGTCAGACGATATAGTTAGCGATGAATTAATAGATCTATATCATCCATTGATTCAATTAGACGAGCCGATGTTTGGGATAGAGAAATTGTATTTTCTACAATTAGATAGAGATGTCATTAAAGAGTTTACAGGCTACACTCATAAGAAACAAATGGCTTTAGGTGCTGCTAAGATGATAAGCAAAAAAGCACTATCTAAGGTAGGTGGCAGACCTGCAAAGGACTTAATCAAAAGAGGATTAGACACTTCAATCTTGGTTAATTTAAGACAGCATGGTTATAATGATTACATTGTAGAAACAAATAAATTCTTAATTTTGGACATGAAAACAAAGGACAACTTAACACGCTGGGAGGACTTAAAAGGAATAGAGTACACAGCGAACTACGATAAACTAGAATCAATTTTTAACATTAAAATCAAGTAAACTATGAGTTACGAAATGGAAGGCACTTTAATTATGAGAGCCAATACAGTACAAGTATCAGACAAGTTCCAGAAGAGAGAATTTGCTATTGAAACAAGTGGAGAATATCCACAAAAGATTAAGTTCCAATTAAAGCAAGATAAAGTTAGCTTAGTGGATGGTATTAACAAGGGAGACAAACTAAAGGTTTATTTTAATGTAGATGGCTTTAGCTGGGAAAAAAACAACGAAACTAACTACGGTGTAAACCTATCAGCATGGAAGATTGAAGTTGTAGAATCTACAAAAGAATCATTTGAAGATACCACTAATAAAGTTACAGAGGCAATAGATGCGGACAATGGTTTGCCATTTTAATTAGTATATTCATAATGCTAGTGCAGTAGCAATTAAATTATTTACAATCCGAGCCGAGTAGGACTGCACTCCGAAAGGCGTCGGATTTTTTTATTTTATACTATGGAAGCAAAAGAACTAAGAATAGGTAATTGGGTATATGATTCATATGACCACGTTAAAAGGCAATGGGGTGCTGATGATTTTGCGAACCCGTTGCAACATATAGAACCTATAGAACTCGCAGAAGAATGGCTAGAAAAGTTTGGGTTTAAGTTTTCAGGTAGTGGTTGGTGTAAAAAGGATGGCTTTTTATTTAATTGTAGATTAACGGAATTTGGATTAGATGTTATCGTTATAATTAAAGGAACGCATAAAGGCATTAATAAATCATGCAAATACGTCCATCAACTTCAAAACCTTTACTTTGCATTAACAAAAGAAGAAATATGAATAACGGGTGGATTAAGATACACAGATCCTTATTAAATTGGGAGTGGTATGATGACAACAATACTAAAATATTATTTCTTCATCTACTTTTAAAAGCTAATCACAAGGATAAAAAATTCAAGGGTAAGGTAATAAAAAGAGGTCAAGTTATGACAGGGTATTCTCTACTAGCTGAACAAACTCAACTAACAGTAAAAAAAGTTAGAGTAGCACTAAAACACTTAAAAAGGACAAACGAGGTGGCAATCGAAACAAGCTCAAAAGGTTCTATTATTCAAATAGTTAACTACGATAAATATCAAGTAGGGGCAAACGAAACGGCAAACAAAGGGCAAACAAAGGGCAAACAAAGGGCAACTAACAAGAATGATAAGAAAGAAAAGAATGAAAAGAATAAGAGAGTATTCCCATCCCAAGATTATTTTATAAGATGGTTTAATGATCGAAAAGGGAAGCATACAGGTGTAGAAGGAAAAACTAAACTTCTAAACAAAGCAAGCGAAAACAACTTTAAGAAGTTAAATGAATCTTATGAGCTACAAGATTTTGAGACAGCTATAAGCAACTTATTTAAAAATGAATGGGCAATAAATAACAATGGATTAAACCCAGCTCACTTTCTTAGAATTGATAACTTTACTCGATACCTAAACACAGAACAAAAAAAACTAAACATCTACGAGCAGCATAAATGATACTTCAACAAAATTTTGCGGATCAGTACTTAGAAGATTATCGAAATAACAAGATAAACAAAGGTCAAGGAATAGGACTAATTGACTTTGATGAACATTTAAGATTTAAAAAATCTCAACTAAATTGTATTAACGGATTAGATAACGTAGGTAAAACTGCTTGGATGTTATGGTACTTTCTAGCATTAGCTGTTAGACATGGGTTGAGATTCGATGTATATTCAGGAGAAAATAAACCTGAGGCTTTAGTAAGATTTTTAATTGAATGTTTAAACGAAAAGAAGCTATCTAATTTAGAGCCTAAGACAATCTATAACAGTAAGGCATTTATACTAGAACACTTCAACTTTATAGATCATAAGGGATTTTATACCTTAGATGAATTATTAAGTATGTTTAAAAAGACAAATAGCGATGCTTGTCTAATAGATCCATATACTGGATTAAATAGGGAATTTACTCATGCTGCTAATTATGAGTTTCTAAACACTTGCAGAAACTTTGTAAACAACGAGGGAAGAACTTTATATTTTAATACCCATCCAAATACAGAAGCAGCAAGAGCGACTTATTCAGATAATTACGGAGAAACTTTAATGGGCTATCATAAGCCTCCATCAAGATCACAGTCTGAAGGTGGGCAGCCATTTGCGAATAGGGTAGATGATTTTATAACTATCCATCGTTTAGTTGGACATCCTGAATATAACTATCAAACTCATATTTACATAAGGAAAGTAAAAGATACAGAGACAGGAGGTAAAGTAAGCCCGATAGATACACCACAAGTCTTTGAATGGAATCATGGATGTGGCTTTACAATGAACGGACAAAATCCTTTAAATAATTCAACAAAAGAAGAAACACCTTTTTAATGATACTAGATTACGACAAATTAAGATATTTACTTAAAGATACTCCATTACAAGGACTAAGTGATGAACAACTTTACAATGTAGCAATAGGAGAATACCCTATAATGTTTGGCTCAAAGCAATTTGATAGGATATGGTGGACGGTAATAGGTTCTGATAAATATCAAACGGAACTATTAAGAGTTCAAGAAGCGAAAGATTATTTAAGTAGCTTTAGAACAAAGTCAATTAAGAGCAAGAATACGGAAGTTGTAGATCAATTAGATATAATAGAAAGCACGATTAACAGAATGTTAGAAATACTGGCTACTAATGAAATATTATCAACTATGCAATTAAACCAAGAAAAGGAACTTGTAAGTTATGAAATAAAGCTAAGAGAACTTAGGGAGCAGAATAAAAGATTAAAAGATGGATTATAAATAATTGATTAAATTTAAACTATGAAACTAGATACTAACTACAAAGCATCAAACACCGCTTTAGTTGATCCAACTTCAGTAATAGGCGATGGAACAACTATCGGTCATTATGCTATCATTGGGAAAAACGTAATAATAGGAGAAAACTGTAAGATAGGTAACTATTGCGAAATAAGAGACGGTGTTATAATTGGAGACAATACAACTTTAGGAAGTAGATGCACTATTTCAGCTCATGCAAGAATCGGTAAGAATTGCGTAATTAAATATGGATTCGTTCTAACAGATACACCTGACTTAAATAGTCCTTCTAAGGTAGTTGGCTCTGTATCTAATAACGTAAAAATAGGAGCTAATGTAACCTTAATGCCATCCTTTGTAATAGAAGATGGTGCAATAATAGGATCATGCAGTCAAGTGCGTTGTGATATTCCTGCTGGTCAAGTATGGTATGGAAACCCAGCTAAGAAGAAATGAGAAGATTAAAGAGACAAAGAAAGCAAAGAAACTCTAAGCTCATGAGAAAAGAGATAGAGAAGAAAGGAATAGAAGTAGTAGTATCTAATATCATTAAAGACTTTGAACTAGAAGAGACTGAAGAAAACATAGAGCATATTACGAACTACGTTAAACGAATAGCTTACAAATGAAAGTAGTTATTGCACCAATGATATGGAAACGTCCACAGGTCTTTGAAGTATTCGCAGAGGGCATTAAGATACTTAAAGGAAGGTTTGACAATGTAGAGTTTATTATTCATTGTGTAGGATCTGAAGGAGAGGAAAGTAAACAACGTGCAAAGGCTCATGGATTTAACTACACCGAAGCACCTAACTATCCACTAAGCGAAAAGGCACAAATAAGACTAGAGGAAGTACGCAAGTATAAACCAGACTATTGGTTGAGCTTGTCGGATGATGATTTCATTACGCCTTCATACTTTGCTTACATTCTTAATTTAATGTTTGAGGGCTACGAATACATTGCACCTTATGATATTTACTACTATCGAAATGGATCAATATATTATTCATACGGTTATCCACAACATCATAGAAGAAATGGTGAACCTTTAGCAATAGGTAGATGTGTTTCATTTGAGCTTATGGATAGAATAGATTGGAATTTATGGGGAGAAAATACAATAGATAGAGGGTTAGATAGGGACGCTTATACTATCCTTAATGATAAAGCTAAGAGTAAACACTTCTTTAATTGCAGAGATATTGGAGGCATGGTAGTAGATGTTAAAAGTAATGTAAACAAATCCGCATGGACTTCTAGGCATGAACGGCATAAGGTAACAGATCATGCAGACTTATTATTTGATTATAGATTAACGAAAAAACTAAACAATGTACCACACGCAAGGTAAATACGCAGGCAACTATATCCATCCTACTGCATGGATAGGAGATAATGTAGAAATGGGAAAAGGTAACTATATTGAAGCAGGTGCTGTTATCGGTGCTGCTGGTCATCTACGAACTCATAGAGTATCTGAAATGGAGGGGACCATCCTAATAGGAGATAACAATAGAATAGGCGCAAACTCTGTTATTCATTATGGGGTTGAAGGTGTAACGGTCATAGGTAATAATAATATGATTATGGCATTTGTAAATATAGGGCATGATGTTGTAGTAAGATCTAATATAGAAATATGCCCACATACTATTATCTGCGGTCATTCGATTATAGAAGAAGGTGTAAAGATCAAATCTAATTGTATTGTAAGTCCAAAAAGGACATTATCAGAGGGGTGTTTTATCTATTCCGCAAGTAATGTAACGCAAAGTACGGAAAAGGGATGCAGCTATAAGGGCAGCCCAGCAAAAAAGATTGAGAAAAATTTTTAGAATAAAAAAATAGTGTTTAGCTTAGTCAAAAAAAAATGGAAACAGTAAATAAAAGAGACTGCAAATATTGGGTACAAGATGTAAATAAAATACCTATGAAAGTATTTGAGGCTAGGTATAATGAGTTGACCTTTGGACTACCGTTTGAGGCTTGTGATGAATACGATCGAGAAGTATTCAATACAGCCCTTAATCAGTTGAGAAGGGAAAGACAAGCACAGCTGAACTAAAACCAATCAAGGTAATGAGCAACAAATACACACAAGCGCAAAAGAAAGAGATCTATCAAGAGTTCATGAGAACAGGAAAGTCTTATAACGAACTGGCAAAAAAACACATGGTATCAAACTATGTAGTTAAAAGAGCTATTGAAGATAGACTAAAAGCAAGGATGAAAAAGCCCGAAGAAGAGTATAGTGCATTTAAACAAATGAAATCCTTATCTTTGTAGCATGCAAGACGGAGAAACGTACACATTTATTTATTGGGGATAATGGCTAGTAAAATCAAAACAGAATGGATTAAAATAGGCAAAGTAAAAAACAACCCTAATAATCCGAGATTAATAAAAGATGACAAGTTTAAGAAGCTAGTCAATTCAATTAAAGAGTTTCCAAAAATGCTAGAGATACGTCCTATCGTAGTTAATGACGATATGATAGTGCTAGGTGGCAACATGAGATTAAGAGCTTGCAAAGAAGCAGGATTAAAAGAAGTGCCTATAATTAAAGTAAGCGACCTTACTGAAGATGAGCAAAGGCAGTTTATAATCAAAGACAATGTAAGCGGTGGAGAATGGGATTGGGGAATGATTGCTAATGAATGGGATTCTGAACAATTGGAAGATTGGGGATTGGATTTAATAGGATTTGATGATGTTGAAGATTTAGGGGAGGATTTTAGCCTTCCCGATGGGGACAAAGAACCTTTTCAGCAAATGACTTTTACTTTAGCAGATGAACAAGCCGAAGTGATAAAAAACGCTTTGGATGAAATGAAAAAAACGGACGAATATAAGTATGCTGAAACGATGGGCAACATAAATAGCAACGGAAATGCACTTTATTTAATTGTAGCAGCATGGGCAGGGCAAAGGATATAATAATTAAGGTAATACCAGCAAAGATTGCTAATGAGTTTGTAAAGAAGCATCATTATAGTGGTAAGGTTGTTCCAAATAGCACTTTACATTTTGGTTGTTTTTTAGATGGTAAATTGCACGGTGTTATGCAATATGGACCAAGTATAAATAAAAAAGGGACTATTAATTTAGTAGAGGGTACTAAATGGAATGAATTTATAGAACTTAACAGAATGGCATTTGATGACTATTTACCTAAATATTCAGAAAGTAGATGTATAGCAATTAGTATTAAACTAATAAAGAAAAATGCACCACAAATAAAATGGATAATATCATTTGCAGATGGCACGCAATGTGGAGATGGTACAATTTATAGAGCGAGTGGTTTTAAACTAGTTGGCATTGTTGATAACACAGCATTAAGGATAAATCCTAAAACAGGAGATGCTATGCATGTTATACAAGCCCATCATTTAAAAATAAGTAGTGAGTTTAGAAAATGGAAACCATTTGAGGGTAAACAATTAAAATATATTTATTTAATAGATAAGAATTACAAGATAAACGCAAAAGTTTTACCATTTAGCAAAATAGATGAAATGGGAGCAGGGATGTATAAAGGAAAAAAGGTTACATTAGCAGAACGAAAAACCAAAAAAGATGTTTGAAAATATAGGTTACGCAAAAGAATATTATTTAAAAGGTAAATACATAGCTTCTAAAAAAATATCAAAAAAAGACAGAAAAGAAACAGGATACTTTGGGAGAAAATTAGAAACCCCAAAAGAATCTTTTAAGATTGGTAAAAAGCAAATCAAGGAAGGTTTACAATATACAACAATATTAGTACCTTTATCAGGTAAAATAATACAAGCGGCAGAAGCATAAAGAGTAATGCGCTTGGCATTCCAGCCAAGAGAAGGGGTGCAATTCCACCCTGCCGCTCAAAAGCTATTACAATGGCATACGACAAAACTAAAATATTTGAACAAGCTAAAGAAGCTATAAAGAAGAACAACCTTTTTTTTATTGAGGACATTGTAGCTTTCTTGCCATGCAGTAAGCCGACATTTTATGAGTTCTTTCCACCTGAATCTAACAAACTTAACGCCCTTAAAGATTTGTTGGATGATAACAAGGTGAAAACAAAATCATCCATTAGAGCGAAGCTATGGAAGTCAAGTAAGGCATCAGAGTTGCTAGCCCTTTACAGATTGATAGCAACACCTGAG